TATCTTGACTGTGGCACTAGTGGCGGTGTTTACGGTTTGGACCGTGGATACTGTCTTATGGTTGGTGGTGCAAATTTTGCAGTATCCGCCTGCGCTCCTATCTTTAGAGCACTCGCCCCAGGTGTATCCGCTGCCGAACGTACCGATCCTCTAGGTCATTTCACATCAGCAGAACATGGTTGGTTACACTGCGGACCACCAGGGGCAGGTCATTTTGTAAAGATGGTTCATAACGGAGTTGAGTATGGGATCATGCAAGCCTACGCAGAAGGATTTAATATCCTGCATGAAGCTAATGCTGGGTCAAAATACGTTAAGGAAGGTGATGCTGAAGTCGCTCCAATGGATTGTCCAGAAAATTATCAATACGATATTGACTGTGCTGAAGTCGCTGAGCTATGGCGTCGTGGTAGTGTTGTTGGGTCTTGGTTACTTGACCTTACCGCTGATGTATTACGCCGCGATAATGAACTTAGCGGATACGATGGTGGAGTATCAGATAGTGGTGAGGGTCGTTGGACTGTCCACGCTGCTGTGGATCTTGGCGTACCCGCTCCTGTCCTTAGCACGGCACTATACGAAAGATTTAATTCAAGGAGATTAGGTGCATTTGCAAATAAGATTTTAAACGGAATGCGGTACATGTTTGGAGGTCATCATGTTAGGTAATGTCTTACTTTGGGCAGCAATACCCTTTGTACTTTCCACGTTATACTTCGGGGTACGAAAAGGTGAAAATGTATACTACGAATCAGATAACTACAATGGCAACGGAACCGCTCACTAAGGGCATTGTTATATTTGGTGCAACGGGAGACCTTTGTAAAAAGAAATTAATACCCGCTTTGCATAAACTCTGGGAGAAAGGACTTCTCCCAGAAAATTATTTAATTACTGGATGTGCTAGAAGACAACCAACAGCACAACAATGGAAGGAATCTTTGGGAGATTATCCCGATGAATTTCTGTGTCAATTAGATTATGTTTCTGCTGATCTAGACAATGTTGATTCACTTAATCACCTTCCATCATACTTAGACGATATTACATATTTTTTATCTGTACCACCAGAGAGGTATGCTAATGCCATTCAACATCTCAAAGAAGCAGGAAAACTTGAAGACCCAGAAAGATCCCGTGTTGTTATTGAGAAACCCTTTGGGCACGATTATCAATCTGCTGATAATCTACAGTCAGTGGTGGAGCGACATCTACGCGAAAAACAAGTTTATCGCATTGACCATTATCTGGGCAAAGATACTGTTAATAATATTCTTGCCACTAGGTTTAGCAATACTTTATTGGAACCACTTTGGAATCGCCAATACATAGAAGAAATTCAAATCTTTGCTTCGGAAACTATTGGTTGCGAAGGTCGTTCTCAATATTATGAAACTGCTGGGCAGGTTCGTGACATGCTACAGAATCACATCTTACAGGTTCTAGCACTCGTAGCTATGGAACCACCTAGCAAGATGAATGCCAGGGAATTAAGACGTGAGAAGACAAAGGTGCTTGCCGCCACTAGTCTAGGTACTAATCTCATTCTAGGACAATACGATGGCTACAAATCTGAAGAGGGCGTTGATCCTAACAGCGGTACTCCTACCTATTTTGCTGGTTCTCTATTCGTCAATAACTGGCGTTGGGAGGGCGTACCTTTTAACGTCATGACTGGCAAAAAACTACCGTACCAATGTGTAGAGGTAGTAATTAAAATGAAAGCACCTCCACAACAATTATTTGCTGGACATGAATTTAACGATAGAATTGTCATGCGTCTCCAACCTAATCCCCACCTAGATATTAGGATGGATATTAAAAGTCCTGGATTGAATGACAACGTAGAGACAGCAACACTTACACATGCATACCCACAAGACAGAGCGATTGATGGATATGAGAAACTTCTATATGATGCCATCAATGGAGATCAATCACACTTCGTACATGCTGATGAAGTTATGGAAAGTTGGAGGATTGTAGATGACCTTTTGTGTACTGGTACTTCTTGCCCAGTTCGTACTGTCCCTTACCTTTATATGGAAGGTGCGTGGGGACCGCAATACAAAGTAGACTTTATTACTAATTGGGATTATCCAAAATGAGTTTACATAGAAGACATGCTCCTCTAACTCAAGAGGAGCTAGAAGAACATAAGTTCTTAAGAAAGAGATTGAGAGAAAGAATTAAACAACTTCGTATGACGGAGTATATGGATGACGATGAAGAACCAGAAATTTTCTTGGACGTATCATGATATTAGAGTTTGCCAGATTCTGTGGAAGAACATTAAATAACCCACTAGCATGTGGGTTTATGGCATGGTGTTTGGTATTTGTTCCTATCCTAGGAATGTGGGCAGTTCATAAATACGGGTGGGAACATTGGGAACCCTTTGCTAAACATGAACCTCATATTGAGACCACTGGAGAACACGAACGATCCAGTGTGGAGTGTGATCATTAGTATTGCTATACTTCTGGTAGGAGTTGGGTGGGTAATTAAATATATACTAAGTATTGATGCCATGGAGGCAAAACAACATGGGAGCAATGACACCCCCAAATCGGAAAAGTTGTTACAACTTCCGAGTAGTGGAGATCAACAGAGTTCTTGATGGAGACACTATTGATGTCACTATTGACCTCGGATTTGATCTCTATAAAAAAGAGAGAGTACGAGTTGCTGGTGTGGATACCCCTGAGAAACGCACCAGAGACAAAGAAGAAAAGGAGTTAGGGATCCATGCGACGAATTGGCTCAAAGAGAAGTTGGATGGTGCCATTAGTGGGGATGACGATCTTGTTATTCGTACTGAGCTTGTTGGTGGTGTCGGCAAGTATGGACGTTTACTCGGGTGGCTTTATATTGGAGACGGTGAACTTTCCTTGAATGAACAGATGATTGAAGAAGGATATGCATGGGCATATGATGGTGGAACTAAGCAAAAAGATTTTGAAGAACTTAGGGAAATCCGTCGTGCTCATGGCACGTTGATAGAATGAAAGGCAACGTAGATCCAAACCATGATTATGATGAGGAATGGTTTTGTGAAGTGCAATTAGGAATTTACGATGTCAAATCTCTGTATAGTGTCATATGCTTTGCCTTAGAGACTTGGCCTGGTTCTCCTGCACGACCTGCTGAAGAACAAGAATACCTAAGACACATGAAGCAGCAACTGTTTTCAATGCTTGCTGATTATACGTTTACACATATAGAATAAAACGTAAACATTCGTTACACTATTTTTTCCTACATACGGTATAATGTAATTGTAACTGAGTGTAACATATATGCTAGGTCTCTACGTTGTAATCGCAGTCATTATTTTATGTGTAGCATACGCTGGTGTAGAAGAAACGATGCGATTATTTGCATACCTAGATCTTCAGTTACGCTATACATGGGTCAGATTTAAAATGTATTTAATGAGTCGTAAGTTAGAACAACAACTTCTCAAAGATCTACCCGATTACAATAAAACTATAAAGGAGCTAAGAAAAAATGACCGATCCTGATCGTTCTTTTTCGGATTTTAAGTTAGAAAGGAAAGAGTGTGAGAAGTGCGGGGCAACTTGGATTAATGGGCAACATGTCTGGAGAGGAACTGGTGCCCAAACAAAAGACAGTGAGTTAGATCTTGCTGGTCTTGTATGCAATAAACTTGGTAATCATCAATGTATCAATCCTAAGAAAGGTGATACTGGTGGACAGACTTGGGAGTATCGCGCTGGTTTTATTGACGGTATGATCAAAGGCAAGAAAGATGCCATGGAAGGTTTTAACAAAAATTTTGATCTCTAAATACTAGTGGTGAACTAGAATTTTGTTGTGTCTACTAACGATGTATATTTGGGGAACCCGAATCTAAAGAAAGCGGGAACTCCAATACAATTTACGCAAGAGCAAATTGAAGAGTGGATTAAATGTAAGAAGAATCCTATTTACTTTGCCACAAATTATATCAAAATCATCTCACTGGATGAGGGTTTGGTTCCCTTCAGCATGTATGATTTTCAGAAAGAAATTTTAAATGACTTCCACAATAATAGGTTTAACATTGCAAAACTTCCGAGACAAACTGGCAAATCTACTACAGTCGTTGCCTATCTACTATATTATGCTATCTTTTACGATAGTGTTAATATTGGTATCCTTGCTAACAAGGCTTCTACCGCAAGGGAACTACTTGGTCGCCTTCAACTAGCATATGAGAACTTGCCAAAATGGATGCAACATGGTATTTTAGTATGGAACAAAGGTAATGTTGAACTTGAAAACGGATCAAAAATTCTGGCTGCTTCTACGTCTGCAAGTGCTGTACGAGGTATGTCCTTCAATATCCTCTTTCTTGACGAGTTCGCGTTCGTCCCGAATCACGTTGCTGAGCAATTCTTTGCCTCTGTTTATCCTACTATTACTTCTGGTAAATCAACGAAGGTAATTATCATTTCCACGCCTAACGGCATGAACCACTTCTACAAAATGTGGGAGGATGCTAGAAGAGGTAAAAATGATTATGTTACAAACGAAGTACATTGGTCTCAAGTTCCAGGACGTGATGCTAAATGGAAAGAGGAAACAATTAAGAACACATCACCAAGACAGTTTGCACAGGAGTTTGAGTGTGACTTCCTTGGATCTGCTGACACTTTAATTAGTCCAGCAAAACTACAAACTATTCCTTTCCATGACCCCATAGCTAGTAATGCAGGACTTGACGTATATAAAAGAGCAGAGAAAGATCACGAATATATTATTACTGTTGATGTTGCCAGAGGAATTGGCGGCGACTATAGTGCTTTCATCGTGTTTGATATCACCACGATGCCGTATCAGATCGTTGCGAAGTACAGAAATAATGAGATTAAACCTGTTCTGTTTCCATCCGTCATCTTCCAAGTAGCAAAGGAATATAATAACCCATACATTTTAGTAGAGGTAAACGACATTGGCGATTCTATTGCTGCTACTCTTAATTACGATCTTGAATATCCTAACGTACTTATGTGTGCGATGCGTGGTAGAGCTGGTCAAGTCGTCGGGCAAGGATTCTCAGGATCAAAAACACAACTAGGTGTCAAAATGAGTGTGACCGTAAAGAAGATTGGTTGCGCTAACCTCAAAGCAATTGTTGAGGAAGATAAATTGTTGTTCAATGATTTTCAGATTTTCCAAGAACTTACCACGTTTGTACAGAAGAAACAAGCGTGGGAAGCAGATGAAGGATACCATGATGACCTTGTTATGTGTATGGTATTGTTTGCATGGTTAGTCATGCAAGAATACTTCAAAGAGATGACTGACCAAGATATTAGAAGGAGAATTTATGAAGAACAAAGAAATCAAATTGAACAGGATATGGCTCCTTTTGGTTTTATTGATGACGGTATGGGTGATGATACCTTCATGGATGCAGACGGCGATCTGTGGGCATACGGAGACAAGCAAGAAGAAGTTGGCTATATGTGGAACTACTAATGGATATTGGGGAGCAGTTCAGTTTAGAACACCTTCTTTTTAAAGAGAGAACTTGCAGATCATGTAATAAGAAAAAAAATTTGATTGAAGATTTTTATATGACTAGAAAATCTAAGAGAGGATTACCGTCAGCATATTCATATGAATGCAAAGATTGCACGATTAACAGAATTCTAAATAATAGAAAGGGGAGACAACCCATGTCTGATTGGCAATACCCAGACTGGTAGGTTGTTCATGCATTGTTTCCCCTCTTGAGCAATAGGAATTTCTAAATACTTTTAGATAAATTTGATATCTAAGAGGTAAAAAAATGGCAAGTCAAGTCTCGCCTGGTGTTGTTATTAGAGAACGTGATTTATCCAATGCTGTCGTCGTAGGTAATAGTGCTATTCGTGGCGCTATCGCTTCTTCTTTCCGCAAAGGACCCGTAGGCAAAATTGTAAACATCGGATCCGAAAGAGAACTTATTGATACTTTCGGCGCACCAGCTGAGGCAAACGCTGGTGACTGGTTGGTAGCATCCGAATTCCTTCGCTATGGAGGATCGCTAGCAGTTGTTCGTGCAGCAACTGGTGTATTGAATGCAACTCTATCTGGAACTGGTGTTCTGGTTGGAACTAAAGAAGCATTTGATGCTGGCGTAACTACCGAAAAATTTGCAGCAAGAGATGCTGGTGCTGATGGTAACAACCTTCGTGTTGTAATCGTTGACAGAGTTGCTGATTCCAAAATGACTAAGGCAGGTCACGGTCTATCCGTTGGCGATGCACTTAGCGATGGTGCAACAACCGATCACGAAGTTACTGTTGTTATTGATGCTAACACTGTTGGTATTAAGCATGGCGCTGCTGGTGCAGTATCTGGTAACAGTTTCACCCAGTCTGCATTCACATCTTCTGATTGGAATGCACTTCCAATTGGTACAACTGGTTTGACTTACAAGTCAATCGCTCCACGTCCTGGCACTAGTTCATTTGCATCTGAGCGTCATCTATCTGCTGACGAAGTACACGTTGCAGTTGTTGATGAAGCTACAAATACAATTGTTGAGAGACTAACATATCTCTCTAAACTTTCTGATGCTAAGACACCTGAAGGTGCTAGTGCATACTGGAAAGATTATGTTAATGAGTATTCTGAGTTTGTTTATGCTGGTGCATCATTAAGTGTTGCTGAGTATTCTCCAGTGGGTGAAGCACCTGGTGGAACTGCAGCATCTTACGGTGCTACTGCAGCTTCTCCTTTAACTTTAGCATATATTCTTTCTACTGCTGGTGGTTCTTTATCTGGTGGTGATGATGATTATTCATACACCGCTGGTGAAATTGGTGCTGCATATGACCTATTCCTAGACACAGAAGAAACAACAGTTGATTTCATTCTCATGGGCGGCGATGCTGCTGATGAGACTGACACTCGTGCAAAAGCAGCATCTGTTGCTGCAGTTGCAAATACTAGAAAAGATTGCATTGCATTCGTTTCTCCTTGGACTGGAGATCAAGTTGCTACCTCTGGTGGTGCTGCTTTAACTCCTGCTTTACAACTCTCAAACACACTAGAGTTTATGGATACAATCGCATCCAGCTCTTATGTTGTTAAGGACAGTGGTGTCAAGTACACTTATGACAGATTTAACGACAAGTATCGTTATATCGGTTGCAATGGTGACGTTGCTGGTCTTTGTGTTTCTACATCTGCTATTAGTGATGACTGGATTTCTCCAGCAGGTACTAACAGAGGTGGTTTGAGAAACGTTGTAAAACTTGCATTCAATCCTAACAAGGCAGCAAGAGATGATCTTTACACCGCAGCGGTTAACCCAATTGTTGCATTCCCTGGTGCTGGTCCTATCCTATTCGGTGACAAGACTGCACTAGCATCTCCTTCCGCATTTGACAGAATTAACGTTCGTCGTTTGTTCCTCAATGTTGAGAAGAGAGCAAGAGCACTTGCTGAAGGTGTCTTGTTTGAACAGAATGATGAAACAACTCGTTCTGGTTTTGCTTCTTCTATTGGTTCTTACCTCGCTGAGGTTCAGGCAAGAAGAGGTCTATCCGATTTCTTAGTTGTTTGTGACGATTCCAACAATACTCCTGAAGTCATTGACAGAAATGAGTTTGTTGCTGAACTCTACCTCAAGCCTACACGCTCCATCAACTTTGTAACAGTTACTGTAACTGCTACAAGAACGGGCGTTTCGTTTGCTGAAGTCGTCGGTAGATAATTAATAGTATAACGAGTAAAAATTACGAGGTAAAAAACAATGGCAATCAATAACGTTTCAACGTTTCTAGGAAGGATTGGTCAAGGCGTCAAACCAAATATGTTCTTGGTTGATGTTAAGTTCCCTGATGTTTTAGACAAAACATCTGAACAAGAATTGATCAATGTAATGTGTAAGTCCGCAGCACTCCCAGGTTCTAACCTAGGTGTGATTGAGGTTCCTTTCAGAGGAAGAACAGTTAAGATCGCAGGTGACCGCACCTTTGATACTTGGACTGCAACCTTCTTCAATGATAAGGACTTCAAACTACGCTCCTTCTTTGAGCAGTGGGCAAACAGTATCAATACTCATGATGACAACACAGCTCCTTTGTTTACACCAAGCAAGGGTGATGGTTACATGGGTGAACTAATTGTTAAGCAACTTGAGAAAGATACCAGCGATGGTGGTTCTGTTCTTAGGGAGTACACACTAGTTCATTGCTTCCCAACTAATGTTTCTCCTATTGATCTTGCTTATGATAGCAACGATCAGATTGAGGAATTCACTGTTGAGTGGCAGTATTCTTACTTCACTGCAAAGGGTGGATCACGCAGCGGCGTTTCTGGCATTGGCGTAGTCTGATAAATAACTAGAAGCACACTAGTTTTTAACAGGTAGTCATGAGTCAGTTATTTGGCTTCCAGATTAATCGCAAGGAGGGTCAGAAGGGTCAGTCCCCTGTCCCTCCTAATGCTGATGAGGCAATTGCAGTAGCAGCAGGCGGTTACTATGGGACATATGTAGACACGGATAATCAAGCTCGCAATGAGTTTGAAATGATCCGTCGTTATCGTGATATGGCACTACACCCTGAGGTGGATAGTGCCGTTGACGAAGTGGTAAACGAATTTATTGTGAGTGATGCTCACGATACTCCCGTAGAAGTTAATCTAGATAATCTAGATGCTGGCATGGGAATTAAAAGAAAAGTTCGCGACGAGTTTGAGCATATTAAAAAACTCCTAAACTTTGATAATCGCGCACATGAAATCGTCCGTTCATGGTATATTGACGGGCGACTTTTTTATCATAAAGTCATTGACCTAGACAATCCAAAGAAAGGTATTACGGAACTTCGTTATATTGATCCAATGAAGATCAAGAAGGTCCGTCAAAAAATTGACAATAAACCGAAAGACTCTCTAGCACGCCAGGCAATCAAGGGCACTGCGCTTGAGTATGAATACGGAACGTTTGTTGATTACTATCTTTACAATCCAAAAGGATTTTATAAAGGTGGTGTACTGGGACCAGTTGGCGATATGTCACTGTCTCAAGGTGTCAAGATGGCAGTAGATTCTATCACATTCTGCCCATCTGGACTACAAGATTTAAACAAAAGAATGACTCTTGGTTTCCTACACAAGGCAATCAAGGCACTCAATCAATTAAGAATGATTGAAGATAGTCTTGTTATTTACAGATTGTCTCGTGCTCCTGAACGTAGAATTTTCTACATTGATGTTGGCAATCTACCTAAGGTAAAAGCGGAACAATATCTTCGCGATGTTATGAGTCGCTATCGTAACAAGCTAGTCTATGACGCACAGACTGGTGAGATGCGTGACGACAAAAAACACATGAGTATGCTAGAGGATTTTTGGTTACCTCGCAGAGAGGGTGGACGTGGCACTGAGATCACGACGCTGCCTGGAGGACAGAACCTTGGCGAACTTAAGGATGTTGAGTATTTTAAAAAGAAACTCTACAATTCTCTCAATCTTCCTCCTTCCCGTCTCACAGACGACAATAAAGGATTCAATCTCGGTAAGACCACTGAAGTCCTCCGTGACGAACTTAAGTTCACGAAGTTCATTGGTCGTCTCCGTAAGAGATTCAGTGAAATGTTCCACGACATGCTCAAAACTCAACTCATTCTTAAAGGAGTAATTGCTCCTGAAGATTGGGATGACATGAAGGAACATATTCAGTATGACTTCTTATTTGATAATCACTTCAATGAACTAAAAGAAATTGAAATGATGAACCAAAGAATGATGACTGTCACTCAAATGGATCCTTTTGTTGGAAAGTATTTCTCTGTTGAGTATGTTCGTAAGAATATCCTAGGTCAAACTAACAAAGAGATGCGTGAGATTGATAAACAAATGAAAGGAGATATCTCTTCTGGTCTTGCACTTGATCCTGCAGAAACAAATGCAATGGATCAACTTACTCAAGCAAATACTGCACTTGCTCCTGAAATTCAGGCAATGCAAGCAGATGATGCTGCAGAAAGAGATGCAGAAGCTGCTGATGCTGCGCTTGAAAGAGACATGAAGAGGGCAAAGTCCGCGCCTCAACCTTCTAATAATAATAAATAAATTATACTGAAATATTATCATGGCAGAATCTACCGAAGTAAATTCATTACAGGGCGAAGTTGATATCGTCAATCAAATTGCTGATAACCAACGCGCAGCTGCAATTGATGCAATCCACGACATGTTATTTTCCAAAGCAGGTGATGCTATGGCAGATTACAAAAAGGTGGTAGCAAATTCATTCTTTGATGAACCCACAGAAACCGAAACGGAAGTAACCGATGAAACTGATAACGGAAACGATTGAAGACGTTAAACTCCTTACCGAGGAGAAAAACGGAAAGAAACTTCTATACATTGAAGGTGTTTTCCTTCAGTCTGAACTAAAGAACCGCAACGGTCGTATGTATCCTTATAGTGTTCTTGAGCGCGAGGTCAAGAGATACAATGAAGAGTATGTACAGTCCAAGCGAGCTCTAGGTGAACTCGGTCATCCCGATGGACCTACTATCAATCTTGATAGAGTATCACATAGAAT